TATAGTTTCATCCAGTCAACATCACAACGATGGTTCTTTACTGTTGTTACAGGACCGTTGTTTTTGATTTCATTGTAAAAACTAGTACTATATTTTGGATGACAGTAACCACACTTGAAATTACATTCGTTGCCAAAGTTAATTTCTAAGTATTCGGGATTGATGTTCTGGTCCCAAGGGCCCTTAACAGTTTGCTCATATCGTTCTTCGGTGAAGATACTAGCATTCCGAATATGACGGTCACTGACATAGTCCGATCCCATTGCTTCAATATTCCAACAGTACTGACATCCTGTGGGCTTTTTACCCTCAAGCATTTCTTTACGTTCAAGTTTCTTGTGCATTGTGTTGTGCAATGCAGAAGGGTTATCGGCTAGTTCACTTAGGGGAATTTTGTGTGGTTTGGGGTGATAGCAACTATGTGTCTCGCCTGATTGCAAATACATAGTTACATGATGCCATTTAGCTAAACAGAATGAAGTTGTAGTTTCATTCTCAATTTTAATCTTAATGTCTTGAATTCTTTGGTGTTCACTACTCATTACCATCCTTCAATTCTGCGAATAACATCCATCTCTGTTACGAGCGGACCTAGATTATGTTTGTCAGTGTTGTAGTGACGTTTAAAAAACTTACTTTGTTCTTTTCCTAATGTACACATGGGCAATCCAAGTTTGTCGTGTAGTGCTGCACCTAATAGTGTTGCTTCACGTTCAGGATCTCTATGTTCTTGTTCTTCCCAAAGTGTAATATAGTTGTCAAACCATTGCACATTAGTATAGTCCCAACCAGTTAACATGGTCATGTATGTGCCTAATCGTGCGCCGTAAATAGCCCACATGCCATTCTCAACATCTGCCCCAACATTGTGCCAGATAGTTAAATTGTTTAAGTTGCGACTTGCGACAGTTTCTTTGAAAGTTTCTATATCAGGCTTTGCACCTTTGTCAAGAACCATTTTCACTCCTTCACGGAATCCAGCACGCCACGCTTGAAACGGGGTATAATTAGGATAAGTAGTAGAGTAACAATCATGCATTGCCCAGTATAAGTTATCTTTGCTATCCATGCAGAAATCAGCAATACGTGTTACATCACCGTCTGTTTGATTTTCATGTGTTTTCATATTAGCAACATAAGTCTTTGTCCAACTGCTCATGCCACCATTGCCATAGCGCAGCCCGTTGATGCTGTTGATAGCTTTCCAACGATACTGTGCTAATTTAAATTTAGAATCTTTTTCAGTAAAATCTAATTGAAGGTTGAAGAAACTTTCTTCTGGCATGTTATCACCATCAATCAGAATAAAGCGTTCAGTACTACTTAATTCTGCTGCTGCTTTGTGTGCAGCATCACTACCCTTAACACCGTCTACACGTTGCGCCCAAGGAACCATGTTCTTTACTTTAAGCCAGAATTCTTCTTTTTGTGGCTCATCATAACTTAGGTAGATACAATCTAAGTCGGCCATATCAATGATATCACTGTAGTTCATAAATGTTTAATTTCCATTTAGTATGAACATCTTGCTCGCCAACTATAATACTAATATCTTCAGGGTGACAACTAACACCTTCTTCATTGTCTGGCATTAGTTTATATACTACTGCATTTGGTTTGACTCTTGAAATCCTACCATCGATTACTCTTATATCAGGTCTAGCTTCAGCAAATGTTTGTGTATCAACAACAATGTATTTGCCCTGCATAGATTTGTCGCCGGTATAACATATAACTGCGCCGCTGTCATCATAGTACAACCTAAATTCAGGTGTTTCTAATTTGGGTGCTTCCCAAACAACTACATAATCTTCTTCGTTCGTACTCATACTATTATTTTATCACAAAAATTTTTCACATGATAGTGAAATGGATACTGCTGCGGAACTGTTTGAATTCTAATGTGATCTGGCAAACATTCATATACAAACGTATCTGTCCAGTTTTCTGTAGGATTACCATTAATAAAAGATTTCATATGAACCATACTCATCTCTGTAAACTTAGGCAGTGTAGTTTTATCTATGCCTATTATATGGCAAGCTATAGAATATGCCCAATCAGTGGTTGCAATTTCTTGAGGATTACATTTTAGTATGGCCTTGTATTCTGCCCAATTTTCAAACACATCTCTAACTATCTCAAAGAACTTTTCCGCAGTAGCTGACTTCTTAAAATAAGTTATGGAATTGTACACATCAGGCAACTTGTTGTCAACTATGAATCTGCGATAGAATCTTACGTCCGATATTTCTTGGTTGAAGTTTCTGATTGTGCTTGATACTACTACATCTCGGTCTTTAAATACATCCCACCAATGATCTATATTGCGCGGTATGTACATATCTGCTTCTAATTTAATAGTATACTCGTATGGACTAGCTTCATATACTTGCCAATCGTTGATTAGTTTCCATTCACTATCAGGTGCTAAGTCACCATGAGGTAACATGTCGGTTGTGATAATAGTTACATTGGCATCAGGCATGACTCTTAATATGCTTTTACGTAATGTTTCTGCACATTTAGTATAACTGGTTTTCTCAGTATCCTGAGCCATTATAACGAAACCTTTATTCATAGTTAATCAACTCCATGAAGTTGTCTTTGTCCATCATATGAAAGTCCATATCTTTTATAATAGTATATTCTTTACGAATTTTGCCGCGCTGCCAGTTATCAAACATTACAGTGTATTCAGTGTTAAAATCATTGTCATTATTTCTATATACTGTAGTATTTTTACCTACATGTACCAAGTTCCATGGTATAATATCTGATTTGGGTGTAGTATGACCATTGACAATTCTTGTAGCCAATGTTAATGCATAATCATTACGAAAAGTTGCAGATATAAATCCATATATATTAGCATAGTGTTGAAAATTATTTTGAATCATTTCTAAACACTCAAATATTTGTTTTGCTCTTTGTGTTTTTTTAAATGTAATTGCTGTAGCCCACAATGTGTTGAAACTGTATGCACTTAATACTTCTTGTGGTACATTTGAATGCATCAAAAAACTAGTAGTGTCATGGCAGCAAAAATCAGTAGGCATGTTAAATGTAGTTAGCAATTTATCTGAGTTTACCATATAGTCAGTGTCTAGCAATAATGTTTCATCATAAGGACTGAATTGGTATGCACGGAATCTTCCTTTATTAATCCAAATGCCCCAGTCTCTTCGGTTGTTCTTGTCAGCCGGAGCCAATACAACATTATCAAATTTATAAGGTTGATAAACCGGAAGAGATTCACTATCTGTTACAATTGTAACAGGTATATCCAAAAAATGATTGATGCGTTTGGCAGTTGCCACTGCCATATCATAGTAATTAAATTTGGGACTATTAAATGCGAAAAGTAATGCCCCTCTACTCATCTTTTAGTCTCTAGTTCTTTCCATTCTTTGTGCCATGCAAGCATAACAGATTCGTATGTTGTGGTTAAGATTTTTAATAGTTTTTCTCTGTCAACCATAACTGGATTATCAAAGGTATCAATTAATACAACAAACTCACTATCAGATAGTGCCGAAAGTAAAGAGATTGTTTGCGAGTCTGCACGCCAAAGGCCAGACTGATCAGCTACGATAAATTTGCTATCATATTTGTCTTTTAAATATGATTTGGCTGAATTGTGATTGAAGCGGGCTTTGGCTTCGGTGATTAATGTCTTTGTATCCATGTGTACTCCTATCAATCTATTTAGATAGATATGAAGGCTATGAGAAAAATTATGAACCTGATACTGTTCCGGTTACGCTAAGTGTGCCCCAACTATTAGCCAAATATGTTGTTTCGGGAGCCTGCACAGTGACTGCGGTCGTAGTACCTGTACCTACAGTATATCCGTTGGGTATTTCATCCCAAGTAGTATATATAGTAATAACACTACCCGCATCACCATTTGATCCTTGAGTGCCATTACTTTTAGCTATCATATTAATATTAGTAGCTAGATAATATGCAGGCCCAGTAGTTGCTGCTTGTGAAAATACATTTGCATTGCTTGTGGTCATTGCAAAGTATCCTAAATTAGTGCCAATAGTCGGTGTGGCTCCACCTCCGCCTATTTTAGTTATACCGTTAAATGAAGTGCTAGCAATTGTAATTGAACCACTTGACGGTGAACTCATTGCTACTGTACCTACATTACTTGCTAAATTATTCAGCAATAAATTAATACCAGCTGTATTATTAGCATGTGAGCATGTGACTTTTAATTGACCGCCTGAATTAAAGAAATATCTGGCTGCATCTCCATTTGCAAAAGTTACAGTATGTATAAAAACTAATGCGTTAGCCCAAGTAGAACTATATGTTGCTGCATTAGAAATACTACTTCCTTGAGTGGCTGCATTTAATCTACTGCCATATATAGTTGTTAAGTTATTGGGGATAGCCGAAATATATTCAATATTCCCGCCAACAACGGGTGCAACTACACTTGTGATACTAGTACCTTGATGTGATGCTGAATTTGATGTTTTGTTAACCAAGTTAGCCCAATCAGTAGCATACACTGTGTTACCCGTTGCTACATTTGCTAATGCAGTCTGACCATATCCGGCAGTAGTACCACCAGTTGCCCATACAGTGTTCAGTGCACCAGATGATGTGATTGGATTACCACCTACTAGGGTGTTATAATCTAATGCTTGAATATTTCCGTATAATGCGTATGTCATAAAATTCTCGTTGTACTATTTATTAAAATTACGAACCTAATGCTGTGCCGGTTATAGAAATTGTTCCCCAGCTATTAGCTAGATAGGTTATTTCTGGTGCTTGAGCAGTAACTGTAGTTGCAGATCCGGTGCCCACTGTTAATCCGTCGGGTACTTCGTCCCATACTGTATAAAGAGTTATAACTGAACCGGCATCGCCATTTGATCCTTGAGTACCATTACTTTTAGCTATCACACGAATGAATGTTGATAAATATCCACTTGGCCCAGTTGAAGCAAGTTGTGTAAACACATTTGCATTTGATACTGTCATTGCAAAGTATCCTGAATTAGTGCTAATTGTAGGGGCGGTACCACCTCCGCCTACTTTTGTTATTCCATTGTATGATATAGCTGCAATCGTTGCTGTTCCTGAATTAGGTGCACTTAAAACGACAGTACCAATATTACTTGCTAAATTGTTAAACAACAAATTAATGCCGGCCGTACTGTTAGGATTGCTACATGTAAGTTTTAATTGACCGCCTGAATTAAAGAAATATCTGGCTGCATCTCCATTTGCAAAAGTTACGGTATGAGTAAATGTCAATGAATTAGACCAAGTACTAGCATATGTTGCTGTATTTGCAACCGTAGAACCTTGAGTAGCAGCATTTAGTCTAGGGGCATATATAGTTGTTAAATTTGTAGGTATTGCAGATAGGTAACTAACTGTTCCACCTGTAACAGGTGCAGTAACGCTGGTTATAGTAGTACCCTGGTGTGACGCACAATTAGCGGTATAAGTTACTAAATTTGCCCATTGAGTCAGTGCAGCAATAGTATTGCCTGCTGCCACATTAGCTACCGCAGTTTGACCATATCCTGCAGTTGTCCCGCCGGTTGCCCACACTGTATTCAGAGTCCCGGAAGATGTGTTGGGATTTCCGCCAACCAATGTGTTAAAATCTAAAGCTGCTATTGTTCCGTATTGTGCGTAAGTCATGCGATACCTTTAATTTGATACTGAGACAGTTGCCAATACAGTACCAACGCAACTATCAACTTTATTTGCTAATGCACGTCCAATTACGTTGAACGCAGTTGCTTCACCTGCTTTAGCAGCCCGCGCTATACCATTACCTGCACTGACTAGACGATCACCTTTCTTAACTATACCAGTGACTTTAACTTGAACTCTACCGGTCATAGCTACAGGAGGATGAGTAGAGTCAGTTCCTGCACCTGAATTCATCAAATAAGCAGCAGTATCAGATATAACTCCAAAGATATCTTCACTTAATTCGTATTTGGCACTGGTGATTTCTTTCTCTCCGCCTAATTCTACAACAGTACCTGCGTCATAATATGCATCTGCTTCAAATCGTTCAGCCAAGTCAGCATAAGTTGCTAGCAATCTACTGCCAGATGTTAATGTCCAATTACCAGTTAAACTACCTGAAGTAGAATTTGCACCAGTCGTGATATTTGCCGTTGTAACGCTTGCAGGAGCAATACTTCCGGTAAACTGAGGAACTGCATTTGATCCAGTTAAGTAGTCATACACGTTACCGTTATTATATGTACCAGCAAAACTAATTGGATTGCCATTTGCATACATATATCTGTCAGTTTTAATACCATACGTATTACCAGCATTATTGATAACAATGTTACCTGAATTCATGTACACACCAGTTCCTGCAACAGAATTTGCAGTTCCTGTACCATTAAGAGTCCAAGTACCAGTTAAATTACCTGATGTACCGGCTGCGCCTGTTGTGATTTCTGCTGTGTTTAATGTTCCAATATTACCAGTTGTAACATTAGCATTTGCTATTGATGCATTGGCAGTGACAGTTGCTAGCCGAACAGTTATAGTATCTGCTGTAATACCATTAGTAATGGTTTGATTATTTGCAGTCAGATTACCAGTAATTGTTACAGCACCAAATGTTGTTGTACCACCACTAGAAGTTGAGGTCAATGCTAACCAAGCATTTGCATTACTAGTTCCGTCAGCAGGACAGACATACATGGTATTAGAATTAGTGTTATACCAAAGCTGTCCCTGTAATGGATTAGCAGGGGGGCTAGTATTAGCGTAGCTTTCCAGTTGATGCACAAAGTTAGTATCTAAATAAGAACCGTAGCCAGCATAGTTTCTGCCCGGTAGTGCTAGTGAAGTACTAGTTGTATTAATAGTACCGTCAGCAATGGTCGTTAATACTTGACCATTAGTTTTTACAATTGTGTATGCCATTTTGAAATTACTCCGATATCTGTTATTTATCTTAAATTGTTACTAAGTTAGTCAGACTTTGAATCCTAACTGTGTAATCTATTTGAATCTGTCTATTTAAACTCTTTTGAACCGGGTGAAATATCACATGGGTCAATAATCTGGTAATAATATTACCATTAACATCTGCACCATAATTAGCAAGAAGTCCTAATTCATCAAAGATATAAGAACTATCTGTTTGGGTACTATTGTCAAATGCTGCTTGCCCTGAAGGTTCGCCGTAATCTAGCAAACATTGCACTAAAATATCAGTATAAACTTTACCAGTAGTATGATTTACTGTCATTTTATTGCGGGTAGGATCTAAATTGAAAACACTTGTGTCATCTACGATTTTTGCGTAAGTTTGATTGTAAAGTGCTGCATTTTGTCCGGTTACGTTTGGGGGTAGATAAGTGATAACCCCGGTATCCGAGACACTTGCGCCGCCATTACCAAACGCCATTTGGTATATTTCCCCATACCCTCGGCTACTTAGTGTGTCAGCAATAGCTTCTGACATGGTTTCATAGTTTATAGCGTTTTTCTTATCTACAAATATTTCCCCGTTATTAGGATCATAGATTTTGATAAATCCTTCTATTTTATATGATAGTGTTATTACTGACATTAATTATCGCCTCGCATTTGTATCAAAACTTCATTGGTTTCTGGGTCTGTTATCTTTAAACTGGAAGAAAAATAGAAGCCACCTAATTCATTGGGTTTGGCCGCTGGCTTCTCGGGTGTTTTGTTTTCTTCTAGTTTTTCATTCATATACTTATTATCTTTAACTTATATCCGTTCTTAAGAAAATTGCTCCCTGAGTGTACGCAATCTGTAACGGATCTCCCTCTACTGGGTTATAAATTCCGGGTATTGGATTCCATGTACTTTGATATAAAACGTCTGACATTCTATTATTAGGTATTAATCCAAATACTTCTGTATACAATGGAATATAATTTTGTTCCCCTGTACCATTCGTACCCCTGATTAGTTTAGTTACGGTATTAAGTGCTAAATTGCATTCACCAAACCCAATTTGCTCTCCGTTAATGTACAATAATCTACCTTCAACTGAAGTGATTGTCAAATCATCCCCGGTAGTAACTTGAGCAGAAATCTGCAATATTGGAGCAGTATCTACAATAATTATTTTGTAATTATTAGAATTGACTTCGGTAGCTGTAGTGTTGTTATACACAGTCAAATGACATATAACGTTTTTATTAGATGATAGTCCAATATTATACTTACCGTCAATTATTGAAGGGGTGATTACATTTTGAACAACAGTATCAGTGATGCGAGATATATCATTTAAGTAAATTGTTTGATCAGTATATGACAATGATCTAGTTAACCAAGTTCTAGTTTGAACATTTGCTCGGTAAACTGCGGCACGATTGGTTGTACTGACATTTAATAAATAAACTTCTTCATTTGGTGTTGCAGTTGGCATCATACTGGTTATTATGATGCTATCACCAGTAACAATAGTTGACAATATACTTAGGTTGTTATTGGCATTTAGTTTTAGCGATGATGATGGAACACGATAACCATTGATAGTTACCCACAATCTGTCTACATTCACTTGCTCAAAATCACTATCAATTGTAAATATTCCGTCTTTCCAAACATAACCACCGGATATATAATTAGATGCAAATATTACTGGATAATTAATTGCATTTAATGCAGGATTGTATGGTTCTGAATATAAATCAAATACCGTGCTGCTTATTATTTTAGCATAATATGTATTGTTGTTTAATTGAATAGACCCCAATGTTCCGTCAATACGTACTAGTGCATTTTCTGTTAAATTATTGTTTATACCGGTTGTCACACGTATAGCAGGTGACCCGCCCATGTATCCCTGAATATTATCAGATGAATTTGTCAAATTAATCAATGTTCCAAATTCGTCAGCAATAGTAAAGTCAGTTAAATTAAGTATATCTTTAATAAAATACACTTGACCTGTTGTATCTATTCCACCTACATTAGCTAGTAACGCTTGTCCAGTACCACTTCCAGTTGTTGCCGCAGTAAAGATATCTCCTACTGCATAAACTACACCAACTGTACCTGCTGTTGTGTTCCATTGAAGTTGAGTGGTTCCGATTAATGTAGTAATTTGATATATCTTTCCTACACCAAATGAACCTGCAGCAAATATTGGTGCTTTAAATATTATATTTTGATCTACCACTAATGAAGTAGTGCTATCGCAACTTATATAATCACTTGCATCAGTACTGTTAACGTTGACTGTTGCAGCTGGAGGAGTAATAGAATTATTAATATACACGATATTAGCAACAGTTACTCCATTAACAACCCCTGTCATTGTCCCAGTATCAGTAGTTACGACTGTAGGCAAACCACCTAATTGTGTAGATACTGTAAAATCAGTAGAGCTTAAAATTTCAGTAACATAATAAGTTACACCTGCAATTAATCCACCTAAAGTAGGACTGTTAAATATTATTGGATAATTCAACAATAAGCTAGCAGTTGTGCCTGAACCCAATGTTAAGTAATTTAATTCTTGGTCAAACAATACTATTTCAGGACTATCTTCGTCAAATGTATACGTGTTGGGCGAATTTTCGTCAAAAGAAGCCACACTGTGTACGGTATTACTTACTGTGATTGTTGTTACAGTAGAACCAGTTGAACCAGTAACACCATATTGTGTATTAAAATATTGACGTTCAGTTAAATTATATGATGTAACTGCAATAGAACTATCAAGTGCAGGAGGACTATTAAACAATATTGTATTTGTTACTGCACTAATAGTGTATGCTGATGCAGTCTGACGTATGCCATTTATTTCTACAATAGCACTAGTAGTATTAGTATCTCCTACATAATTATCCAAGTAGAATAATGAACTTGACCCGTTTCCTGCAAATATCTGCACTTGAGGAATAGTATAACCGTACTGTATAGGATATGTTTGTCCAAACAAGCTGTATGATATATAGTGTTCTGTAACGTTAAAGTTATTTGCAAATATTAGCGCAGCAGTTATTCCGTTATCTGCTATACCAATAGCAAAATCATTAGTTATTAAAGTTGCCCCACCGGTGGCATTAGTCAATACTAGTTCACTTCCACCTACTGTTTCAGAAATAGTAAATTCATTATTATCATATATAGTTTTAATATAATAGATTTGATGAGGAACAATAACTCCACCAAAGATTGTATCACTAAACACAATAGTAGTGTTAGGGATAAAAGAACCGGTAGAATTAGTTGTTATGGTATTAGTAATAGCTTTTGTTTTGAATACCGATGCAAGTGTTCCCAATACTAATTGAGTTCCGTTATCATATACTGCAGGGGGTGTCCATACTACACCCGTACCCACTTGAATAATAGCAGTCATTGATCCAACGGCTGTGGTTAATTCAAAGGTTTCTCCTGCTGTACCAGTGGTTGAATTGTAGTATAGTGATACTGTAATTTTATTAGAAATTCCGCTTATAGATTTAACATAATAAATTTGGTCTTCAACTATGTTACCAAATACTGCGCCACTGAATGTGATAGGACTATTTAACACAAAATCAATAACACTAGTGCATGTTATAGCATTGCTTATTCCATCAGTAGCGGTTGCAAGTATTTCAATTGGCTCAGTAGTTGGTCTTATTAGTCCAGATCCATTATATATATCTGCACTATAATTTGCATTTACATAAATCTCTTGGAAACCAGTAATTAAATTTAAACGAACGGGGTCAGTTTCAGTATTTGCTTTTACTAATTGATCACCGTTACCAACTTCATAAACATCAATTCGTAATATATTTGATACCCCCTGCGAAACAAACACTAGCGGGGTGTTTAGTATAACGAGTTTGTTTATCCAATCAATTGCGTAATCAATATTTTCATATATTGTTGTACTTACACCAGTTGTGTAATCAATTACAAATACACTTAATTGTGCTGGGGTTGTTACTATATGAGCAAAACTATAATCAGTTTGCGAACCTGATGTTGGTGCGATTTCTTTAGAAACTACGTTATAACCAACATGTTGGTATATAGTTTCATCCCAATTTGTTCCGGGACGAGTAGCTACTGTCATCATAATGGTGTCTGAGACAACACCCGGTACCATTTCTTCAGGACCATAACCTGAAAGAAAAGCATCACCTTGAATATTGTACGCTGATGGAGCAGTTTCAAACACTGCGGACGCTGTCCAAGTTATCGCATCACTACTTATTAAAATAGTATTATTATAACCAACTGTAACATACTGTGCTAAATCATTATTCCAAACAACACTAGTTAGATCTTGAGTGACTCCTGAAGTTTGTGATGTCCATGTTATACCGTTAATGGGTGCTGTTTTTATAGTTCCATTTTTTCCAACTACTACAAACAAACTGTTGTCATTATCCCATATGATATTGTTTAAATCATCTATGCCACCTGAAGATTGTGCAAACCAAGTTACAGCATTTGTACTAGTAAATACGACACCATTGTTACCAACTATAACTATATTTTCACTATTTGCAGCGATTGAATTAAATCCATAATTTGTAGCAGTAAATGTCACTTGATTCCAAGTGTATCCATCTGTGCTTGTAAATATTATGCCAACATCTACTGCAATGCCATTATCTAAATATTGACCGGCACCAACAGCAACAAATCCAGTAAATCCAGTAGTGCTTACATAAGCAACACTGTTTAATTGATTAGTTAATGCACTGCTTGTAAATTGATAACGCTCTGTCCAACTGTATAAATCAATTGATGATATGATATTACTACCAACTGCTACATATACACCATTATGATATGCTGCACTATTTAAGAACGATGAAGGAACAATCAATGATGATAAATCAAAGTTAGTTATATCATATGGAGTACTATCATACGGAGTGAATGCACCATTAGTAATCCAAACAAATCCGTTATCACTAACAAGCAACGGGGTTGCACTGTTAGTAGATGTTAATACATATTGACTTCCTGCAAATAATATATCAGTTATACCAATTGATTGATTTGTTAACTTAGTAATAGTCCAATTATTAGTATCAACACTAGCAGAAATTGCTGAGTAGGTAGCTGTATCTGAACCTGCTAGGTAAGTTATACCATTCCAAACTATAGTTTTTAAATCAACACCCGTAACTGCAAATGGTTGATCAATAAGAATAGTATCTAATATAAATTCGTCTGCCGGGGCAAATGCATTACCTAAATAATTGCTATTTGGATAAGTTATACCGTCTACTAGTTGAGTTAAATCTACACCGGGCATATTTACTGTAGGTTGATAGTAACCTATAATTCTGTCTAGTGCATTTAATCTTCTATTACCTGAATCTAATAATTCCCATTTGCCTAAAATGAATTCGTTATCGTTGTTACTTATGATACACTGATATACTTGTTTGTTATATTTTACAATACTACTACTAAAGAAGAACGGCTCTGGTAACAACGCATAGTCACCTGACTTAGCCATTGTCATTGATCCAGACGCATTTGTAGTAATATCAAAAACAGTTCCACCTAAAGTTTCTGAAATTGTGACAGTAGTAGTAGTTGGTTTAGACAATACATAATATGTTTGACCCAACGTGACTCCACCAAATACGTTACCAGTAAACACTACCAGGTCATTTAAGTTAAAGCTAGTTGAACTAGTAACAGTAAATCTGTTATTAGCTGCTGTTGCAATTGTAGCAGTAGTTGAGGTTGTACCCACATACGGGAAGTTTTGACCAGTAACTGGAGCTGTTAAAATAGAATTACTATAAACAGCCATTTGATTTTCTGATATTACTTTTAAGTAATAGTTAGTTACTGTTCCTGCAGGAGTACCACTTGCGATAGCAGAAGTTACTCCACCAATAGAATCAATAGTCAACACAGTTAATAGTAAATCGTTTGATGTGGTAGTTCCTCCAATTGAAGTTCCCAAAATAGTTATAGTATTATCAACTGCGTATCCTTCACCAGCCAATTGAATTATTGTTCTATACCCGCCCAAAATGTAACTTACATCAAATATTGGGGCAGTAACTGTAACTTGGGTGAATACTACTGCACCTGTCGCATTAGTTAATGTATCTGCGACTTCTATGTATGGTTCACCTGAACCGTACATCGTTCCGCTGTCAGTATTAGTAGTATAATCAGTGCCACCGGGTACTTCTGAAATAGTGAAATCAGTTGCAGAAACAAGCTGCTTTACATAGTATATTACATTTAGTGCTACTTGTCCAAGAGAGGTACCACTAAATATGATTGGCATGCCCTCATATAGTACATTAGTATCAGCACACACAAGATAATTTGTTCCGGTCGTAGAAGTAACTGTTATTGATGTTATGCCAGAATCAGTTATAGTATAGTACGGGGTTGCTGCTAATAACCCACCAATGTTACTTGCTACCTTAAATCTCATGCCAGTGTATATGTTAGTAATTCCACCGGTATTACTTAATAAACAAACTCTGTTTACTGTAGATAAAGTTGCAGAAATTTCTCTAGTTGTCAAATTAGAAACTGTTCCAGAAACACCAGTATATTGAGATGATGTTTCATATAATGTAAACTCTTGCCCGGTTACTTGACCAGGACTTATTGGTACTGCTACATTTAATGTCATACTACCAGTACCAGTTGATAATGGTACTGCATTTATTTGACTAGTTACCGTGAACGACCCGGTATCAGTTGTCAATATTACAGCACTTCCGTTAACTGCTGTAGCAACAGAGAATGTTGTGTTACCACTGAATAATTCTCTTATATAATAAGTAGTACCTGCTACTATGTTTCCAATAGTATTGCCCGTAAATATTATAGGTTCATTTACTGTTAATCCCAGTGTACTACTACAGGTGACTGAATTATTAGAAGATGATGTAGCTGTGCAAGTTAGTACAGTTGGATCGTTCACAGTAGACATGGTAAATGTCTGTGCGTCAATAACGGTTGTTACATAATATTTTTCATTGGCTACAACATCCCCAAATACATTACCGGTAAAATATATAGGAAGACCTACATAAAATCCAGTTGTTCCGGCAAGTCCGGTTGCAGTAAGCAACACAGTTACGTTGTTTGTGGTTGCTGTGGTTGCAGTTGCATTTCTTATAGCGTCATAGTTGACTGTTAATACTGCTTGGTTAGTCAACTGACCAACAAACATTGTTAATCCTGCTACAGGAACCGTTGCTGTGCTAAGTGTAAACGTAGCGCCCGGGTTACCATCAACATCTACTGTGCTAGAAATTGTAAATCCAGTATCTTCTAGTACAGATGTAGTTGGGTTTGGTAACTTTACTAGAGATTTTACATAGTAGGTAGTGTAATTAATTAGATTACCTACTGCTGCTCCCTCAAACTTTACTGGCATACCCACATAGAAACCAATAGTAGAACCTATATTGTCATTGACATCGGCTCCGCCTACAGTAGGGTTAATACGTATAGTATTTGGATATAATGACGCTGATCCATAAGTTTGAATAGTATTTCTAGTTCTTGAAGACCAAGTAAGTGTCTGTTGATTCGCTACATCTAAAATTTCAAATGCTGCGCCGTCAGCACTCGCTAGTATTGAACTAATTGGTGGTTGAGTGCTTTCTAATGTTATAGCACTAGATGAAACCTTACTACTGTTATTAAATGATCCTGCGTAAAACGCACCATAGAATCCGGCTGCTTCCCAAGGTATTACTTGAGAAGTATATGATGTTCTGTCAAAGCGTAATGCTATAATATTTTCTCTTGTTGGAACTGAACTAGTGATGCAAGATGCAACTGCCCCGATACTAAAGTTTTGGGTTCCGCTTCCTGCATTAACTAAAACAATACGATTTTGATCATTTAACGCATCTAAATAACTGCTATAAAGTGCAATTATTGGATATGGTGTTACCTCTAAGAGGTTTACATAATATTTTTGTCCATCAATTAATCCGCTAATTTTAGTTGAATCTGCCGCCGCAGTATAAACAATCAAATCACCGGTCTGTAACAGTGGTGAAATTAATTGTATAGTATTAGATACTATGCTTACCTGGGTGCTATTTACCGATACAACAAGTGATGGGTCAATTATGATTTGGGGTAATACAGCATAGCCTTCACCCGGGTCAATAACATTTACACCAATGACTGCACCCAAACTCATTATGGGTTCTAACTGTGCAACAACTCTTGGTATCGGATATGTGTTTAAATCAATATATGCTGTTACTCTAGGAGGTTCAGCGTATGCTCTACCGCTATTTAGTACTAACACCGCAGGTAAATCTATGAAAATATATTCACCGGGTATATGAACAGATACAGTAGTGCCGTTTACTCCGCGTGATAACCCGGTCAATTCATTTGTCGCCAAGTTTCTACTGTTATAACCAATCTCTTCGGTGCCAATTAATATAGTACCGACTACAGGGAAACCTGATACATTATCTACAAAACATGAACTTGAATTCAATGAAAGATAAGAAGTTAAAACTGAAATTTGATATCCATTTTGTCCTATAATACTTAATCCATAGTTATTAAACCACTGACTATAACTAACATCTTGCCATATAGGGTCAGTATACAAATATTGATCAACACCGGACGGATTTGCATAAACTAATTGAGGGGACACAAATTGGTCAATTGACGAATTATATTTGGCTGGCAAATCAAAATCAGTAATGTCACCTTCGTATACATTAATTCCGGTATACTTAAACAAGAAATCTTTTATTACTACATGATAAGGTTTCACTTCATTTAAATATCCAGATAAAAAGTCTTGATTGTCTGACTGGAATACTTCAATTGGACGTAGTTCACGTATAGTATGTGATACATCTAAGAAAGATGTTTTGTTTAACCACGGTAAGTAATTTTGATTTTCTACAGTTTCACTTTGGATGTAATCAAATAACAATATTAAACTTTTGTTTCTGAATATTAATAATTCACCTGTGTAAATTTCTTCGTTTAATGCACGAACGATATAGCGTGTTTCAACACTTGGGAATTCATCATATGGAGTAGTGTCAAAGAAGTTGTCACCAAATCCCAATCTAGCACTAGAATAATCCCATAGATAGCTACTGAATTCAATAGTTCCATTTTCTAAACCAATACGAGTCCATACACCGGCGCCATCATAACGATATGTTTCTGAATTTCCATTACCATTTGTAGCAACAGTTACAATTGTTCCGCTTGCTACATTTAGAGTAGACAAGTCAGCGTATATAGCAACTTGAATTGCAGATTTGGTATTATTACTATAACCGGGTGCCCACCAGTTAATTAGACTCCAATAAGCAGCGGTATCATAAAATTCACCTGATGAATACAAAAATTGAGGATTTCTTATTTCAATAATTGGGAACTGTGATAATATTGCGTTAGCATATTGTAAATAATTCTTCAATGCACCAAATCTATTATAGAAGAAACTTTGTCTTGGCCTAGCAAGTACACCAGACTGAACTAATTTTGGTAAGAACGGGTCAGGAACCACTGCGCCTGAATTGTCAACTCCACACATGCTGTCTAGCATTCTATTGTATAATCCAATAGGAGAAGTAATTCCTACCGCGGCATGATTTTGATATCCAGCTGCTGAACCAGGTAGTCCATCTAAGAAATCATCTGCATAATTAGCACGAATCAAACTATATTGATTATGCGCCACGTCATCATTTGTACCGGTAGCATATCCAATGTGTAGTACTGTATCAGTGGCATTGATGAAATCAAAGCAATTGTACAAGCCAAAAACACTTGGTAGTAATGGTGTGAAATAACTAATACCCGATGCTTGTGGGTTAGCTATATAACCTTCTAACGTTGAGTCTGCTAAAGTTTTTCCCAAACGTTCAAATATTATATTGGTATTTCTAGCCCAAAAGTAATAAACAGGAGTAAGTGTACCTTCGGCATTTATGATACTCTCTATCACATAGTTATCAATATTATAAGGCGTTCCTGGACCTTGATATTGTGCAGGAGGAACATTGCTTGCTATCCAAGAATATACTGTTACTGTACTTCCCGGAAACACTCTGCCCCAATACTTGCTATTATATACAATATCATTTTGATGATAATTAATAAAGCGAGAGTTAGCTGTGTTGAACCAAAGCTGACCAACTTTATCAGCTACCCACACTAAACCAGATTGAGTGTTACCTGAATTGTTATATCCTGCAGGATCAACATTTGATACAACATCAATGTTTTCTGCTACTGCACCTAATAATTTTCCCTGAAGTGGATCAATATAATCTAAATTTTCTAATGTGTTATTGGTAGTTGCGCTAAACAATTGAATATTTGCAATTCCATTAATATCTACAATAGCAGATGAACTTCTATACACTGTCCAATCAGGATTGTTACTAGCACTAATATAAGTTACTACCTGACCATTGGTATCATTCGCATTAGTAGTAGGACTAAAGTTAGTTGCGCCCACTACCACACGATTTTCATTAAAATCCAATGCTGAACCATAGTAGGGTTGTGAACCGTAGTCTAGATCTTTTGCATTTGTACTTTGTGCATATACAAACTTACCTGGATTATCTAAATTTTCATTATACGCTGACAAATAATCAAACATATATACTGCACCTGCATTAGTGAACGTATCTGTCCACTGAGTTGCATTATTGTCAAAAACAGTATCGTTATCTATCTCATCATCAGTAAAGTCAAATGTAGTTGCTGCATATCTAGTGCCAACTGGTGCACTTACTACGATTGATCCAGAAGTACCAAATTTAACGACAGTACCAAATTGAGTGCGGCCTTGTAAATGAGGGCTATTAATTTTTTGTGTTTGCTTATATAAAACTACACCCATCTCACCTAAAGTATCGCTATCTAATATAGTTAACGATAGTTTACTTCCAGCAACTCCAAGAGCAATATCAACCAATGTTATTATTAATTTTCCGTTAGTCGCTGCTGCATATACATTAATAATTGAACTTAAATTGATTGCGTTTGCTGCGGTAGTAGCATCACCAATTGGTAGTGTAACTTGAAACCCATTCAATAAAATTGTTCTAGGTGTAGTTATGTTACAGTTTGCTGTACCAATAATGATACCGTATTTTTCACCACCGTTGGTATATCTATGCACAGCACCTTCGTAGTTTTGTTCAGATAATTCAAACGGTGCTCCAACTAATATTTCATTTGCAAATGTATTAGTATCAACACTTGTACCAAACTGTACACCAATTCTAGGTGTTTCTTCGTTAGTTAATGTCTGAGCTAATGTAAATTCACTACTACCTACATTTATTATATCACCCGCATTTAATGTAGGGGTTAGCCCGCTATAGACATTTAATATTGACCCCACAACTGCATACATATTATCTTCTAATAGAGTTCCGTTAACTGTTAGATACAACGGGGATATTTGACCGGTTGCGGTCATTGTTCCTGTAGAATTAGTTAATGTTAAAGTATCACCGTCTCTAGTCAATGATAGTGTAATAGTTGAACCAGAAATAAGTTTTACATAATATACTATATTAGCAGCTACTCCACCGTAAGGTGTGCCTGTAAATACGATTGGTGTTCCAGTAGCACCGTCAGTTAACCCTGATACACTTCCCAATGTAATTGCATTACTTGATATAGAATTTGCTGTGGTTGATAATGTTGATGGTGTAAACGCTAATTGGAATGTTAATGGAGTATATGCTTGGCTGCTAGTCTGTGCTTCAAAGTTTTGAGATGTTCTTGCAAAAATATATGTGTATCCATAATTCTCAATAGTAGTATCGTAATTTTGGTCGGGTGCGCCAACTACAACAGTGTCACCGTAGTAGTCAGTGACTAGTGAATATCCAAAATTATCTCCCGATACTAGTCCCGCAACAGTTAAAATATTTACGAGTTCATACAATTTGGTTATAGTTGATTGACGATATACATAAACTCTATTACTTTCAATATCAGAAATGTATAGCCATTTCTTATCACCGGACATACTTGTTGAACTACCCCAATTTCCGATAGTATTTGGAGCAACAATAGTTTGAAGTAATGAAACAGTGTCAACTAGTGTATTAGTAATTAGTTGATAGACATAAACATTAGGTGTTATTGTAGGTTCAGATATAACAAACAAATCATCGGCATATGAAATATATGAACCAAATGATACTCCGTGTGCAATAGTTTGTACTACACGATAAGAATCTGTAATATTGTCGTAGGTATAGCGATACACTTCACCTGCTGCACTATCACCTATTAGGTAACCCATTTTAGAAGTATATGCTACTGCACTACCAAATGTTTGACTGTTATTTCTTAAAATCTCTTTGTCATATTGATAGTTTAAAGTCTTACGATAAACAGCCCAGCTACCATCGTTATTGGTATCAACCCATACTTTTAATTTATTAAATTCGTTGTCTAACAAAGGTAAGTTAATTATTTCAGGTGCAGTAGCAACACGCTGACTTTGCATTCTGAAACCAATACCTAAACCAGTTATATTAATTGTGTTAGGATCAAGTGATAAGTTAATAATAACTCTAAAAGGATCTACAACACCGGCTACAATATAATAATTATTGATACTTGCATTAAAATTGGCAATAGCAAAAATTTGATAAGTTTTTAATGTATGTGCTTGACCAAAAGTAATAGTTACCGTGCCATTTAAATTGTTCTGAGCATTAACTATAGAACCCAAGCTAGCAGGGGTATATACTTGCCAGTCAGCCAAATAATTAGCTAACCAAACGTAATCACGCACATAAAATTGACTTATTGGAATTACAGTACCGCTAGAATTTCTAGCAGTTGCCAATCCAGAGTAAAAATAACTAGCCATTTTAACGTCATTGTAATTTACATATCCGGCTGTAGGATACAACGATGACAATTGAGTATTAGATATAGTAGGTAGAATATCTACTGTATTGATTGGTCTACCATAGTTGAACACTGAGTACAATGGCACTTCTTGCTGTACCCCTTCGTTATATACTCCAGCAGTTAGTCCAACTATTGACGGATTACCAGTCAAGTCTGGTTGACTTAATCTGAACTCTATAAAATTATTGTTTAATACTCCGCCAAATTCTCCTGACTTAATAGCCCAGTTTTCATATATGTCGTAGTTAATTCCACCCTGTGGTAGATTAGCACCTTTAAACGCACTTGCTGCATTTAAGGTACCCTTCTCTTTTATCATGTTTTTGTAAACATTGACTTGAGTTATATCTGTTAAATCGGCCAATGCCATGTAGTCTCTTGGACGATATCCAATTAAACTGAAACTTAGTAAGTCTGCATCGTTTTCCAAGTTAGCTTTATCAGTATCATAATATAGTGTGCTTTCGTATGAACGAGTACTGCTGTTAGGTAATAATCCTTTTTGAATTTCGGCATAAGGAGTTTCTTTCCACTCACGCTCATTGAATACTTCTTGTGCTTGAATGATACTTAATGCTGCCCAATATCTATTTTTATACCGAACAATAGCCCCTTTGGTGTATTTTATTTCCTTGACCCACTCTGTTATATTATCTTGGTTTAAGATAAAGCCGGCAGCATCAACAGTACCGTTCCAGTCAGCAGATTTTGCGCCACGTAAATAAACTCTATACTGGCGTAAGCCTGTAACTAAGTTATAAATTATATCGTTGAATAAAGTTACGTTGTTAAAAACAATACCGTGTTCAATGTTACTGATATTAAATTGTCCATAAGAAATACTATCACCCACATTCAACGGTGTTGCTGCAAACGCAGTATTTTGACGTAAGATTAATAAATCCCTAGATTGTATAGGGTATAAATTTTGATTTAGTACAAAATTAGTTTCTCTTAGTGTCAATGGTTGAACAATATGACTATCTTTATCAATACTTAACGTATTGGCTGCTGGATTAATTGTAGCAATACTTCCAACTTCCCAGCCAATTTGCGCCCAATATAAAAATTCGGCAACCATTTGAGGCCAGTTGATTGGGATACCGTTTTCAATTTCTTTAAATTTTACCCCTTGACTTTCTAAATATTTTCCATAACTATTCAAAAAGGTTGCAACTTGTTGCACATTATAAAATTCAGTACCGTAAGGAATCAGTGCAACTTTGTCGTAGAAATCTCTAGCTAATACTGCTGATAAGTTTTCTATTGATACCTTATCAGTATTATTATTAATCTTGGGAACTAGTGTAGTAAAGTACGCATTGGTCTGCGAATTACCATATACTTTAAAGCCGTTTTCTGTAATTTGAATAGCCACCGAACTATAAACAATTCTATCAAACGGTTGATTTTCATATAATAATACCCCGTAACTTTCGTCAGGTATTAATAAAGAACTGTTGTTGCTATTTGCAGAACTCTTTTCAACATAGAATTTCAATAGATTTTTATCACTAAATCCAGCCAAACGATAGACTAAACGAACATCTAAATTATCTAACAATGTAGTAATGTTTGCAGTTGCATCAATACCAACTTGTTTTTCAAAATCAACAATCCAGTTAATGTAACTGGTTGCAGGAGTACCATTTCCGTAAATTGCTACATCAGCGACTACTAAATGACTTCTATCATTTACTAAATATTGATTAAATTCTACGTTGTATTTGTAATTGTCAACATCAACACCTAAGTTAAAAAACTCTGCTGGTTTAGTCAATGCTAATATACGCATCAAGTCAAATGGCCATGTGCTACTTCTGCGATAGCTGAATTCTGCGGGACCTACATCGCCAACTTTCCAATCACGGTTAAATGTATTTTGATTATAGTTACCCAATATAGAAACAAAAGGTGATACTAAATTACCGGCTGAATCAACTGGTAGTACTTTTAATAATTGAGGGCGAACAAATCTAGGCAATACTATAGGATTACCATTGTTCCAATCTATACCCGCTGCTAAATCTCCCCATAGCACTAAGTTTTCACTAGTGTAGGGTGCTGCACCATATCTAGCAGTCCACCAACTTGGTTGCTTAGTAAATCCTAACATTTCCCAGGGAGTTACATTTGGGGTAGATGTATCATAATAGTATAGATATAATCCTCTAAAATAACCTTGTTCAATTGGTTGTTGATTTATCTTGTTACCACTGTCTCTGTAATTGAAAGTATATTGATTATTTCTATTATATACTTGTCTCTTGTAATCAATGCGGTTTTCACCAACCCAATTTAAAAATGATTCAGAATATATTTGTAAAAATTCATCGTATGAATAACCAGTGTCTCTGAAAAATCCCGGTAACACTTCATATAGTTGTACCGGAATAACGTTACTTAATTTTAAATTATTGTAAACACGAGTCTCGTATTCTAATAAAACTTGATCTCTATAATCATTTAACTGACCGGTTGTTGTGTTATAAGTACCGTATAATTTATTGTATGAGCCATCATGACCTACAATAAAGTATGTTTCTGGAGTATATGCAGTATCAAGTGTAATGCTTGGTATAGTAGCAGGGAACAAACCCAATTTAGTGGGAGTATTTGGTACATAACTACCGTATGTTTGATTATACTCGTTGATTGTAATAATGTCATTGGCTAATAAATCTAAAGTAACAGTCAATGATGGACTGTTAGTACTTACTGTATAATCAATCCCAGTAGTCAATTGTGTTACTGAAGTAACACCGTCGGTTGTTCTTGTTAAGTATACTAATACACCATAATAATTTGATGTAGTAAAATTATATATTCTGCTCAACGGATAGATACTAGTGTCTAATGTGTTAGCAAATGAATACGTATTGGAAATGAACGGTGCCTTTGACGGAACCATGTCGCTCCAGAAAAACGACTGACTATCAGATTTAGATGCTGCTATCTTATCCATTGCCCCGTCAAAAATTTGTGCCGGCGTAACCGCAGTTGCGTATGGTGTTTTATTAACTGTATCAATCAATAAGTTTTTAAAATTTACATACTGTCTGCTGTTGTATAACAACGAATTAAACAAATTGTGATTTTGTTTACGCAAGAAAGTTCCGGGGAGTACCAAGCTGGCACTATTTTGAATAATTCTAGTTCCCCATGGAACCAAGTTACCCAAATCACGATAATTGTTTGAACCAAATACAATACCAGTTGTATTTGGATTGTTGAAGAATATACTTTGATATTGTCCTCGTATGTCACCGACACTTGCTGTAGTGATATCTTCATTCAATGGATTGTTGCTTAAGTTAGTAGGTACTTGATAATAACCAGTTGCGCTAACTTGGTCGCTCAAAACAAGAATTTGAATTACTGTGCTAACTGCATCAATTGTAGGTATTAATACCTTAGTTGAATTTTCAGTTACTGTTACTGTGTATAGAGTTGAATCAAGATATGTATTATTCACATATACTTGTACAGTAGGCCAGTTAGTTGAACTAGAACTAACCGGAGCAACATCACACGTAAACTCATTTACCGGTGATACAATGGTCCAGTCAAAATCAAAAATTTGATATTGTACGCTGGGTGAAACCGCAGTTTGCCAACCCAATTCTCTTACAAAGTCTACTCGTGATTGATAGTTATAGACATATCCGGTGTTTACTTTTTGTGTTATTGGTGTTGTTCCTGTAACATAATTAAACGTTTGAGAATTCAATGTTACGTCAAAACTTATGTCACCCACGTTAGCTACTGCACTATAGCGAATAGGAAATCCTAATACAGAATCATTTGCACCAATACCCAAACCATATGAGAATAATGTACTACCAATAAATGATGTACCTACATACACTAATTTGTCGCCAAAACTTATCCCGTTGTGGTCAAATATATCAAATCTAGGTGCTTGATTAATTTGTGTTTTTTGTTGCCCTGCATACCAGTTAACACCATTAAAGTAAAAATCTTTACCCCTGTTATAGTAACCGCGATAGATTGCAGTTTGCTCATCTGGTAAAACTGCTCCATCTTCTGCTTCAGTCAATGTAATTACTGGAATAGAAGATGTGCTAATTGTAGAAAAGCGAGAAACATAAATTTTGTTTCTTACTTCTATGTTTGTATCTGCTGCGAATACAACTCTTGAACCATCAAACAATGAGTAATTGTCTAGGGTAGTATCCGCAGATACTACTGACGCTACTGAGGTTGCAGCAATAATTGATTGGTTATCCCATGATACAGTTATTACAGTATTATATCCAACAGTAGTTACATTGGTTATATAAGTAACTCTAGGCAATACTTCTGTACTATCAGTGATATATTGACCTGCTTCAAACAATCCAAAAACATCAGTACTAGGTATTGTAATAGTAGTGCTATATGGATAGATAGAGGTAGACATTGTACCACTACCATTAACCAATACAAATGCACTACCCTGTTTTGTAGTAGATATTGTTACAGTATTACCTGATATACCAGTAATATAATATTTGGTTCCTGAAACAATATTACCAAAAACACTTCCACCAAATGTTATCGTATCGTTTACAAATAATCCGTTAACGGAACTTAATGCCACTTGATTAACTAATGAATACGTGTTGGTTGCTGTTACTGTAGTTACAGCACCTGTTACAGGGGCAATCACTGCATTATATGCAGTGTATCCAGCAGTATCCGGATAGTAGTTAGCTTGTCCTGCAACTAGACTAAATGCATCTGTTGTTCGTGTATCTATAAAGTCTATTGGATTTTTACCCAAAGCCCCTGCATCAAACATTCTAAGATTTGGATAGAATTCAATGATGGGCCGTTTTGCTTTATTTGCGTCTACAGTATATGTAGAAACCAATAATGGATTATTATTGTATGCTGCGCTTGCATTAATAACATCAATATGAAACCAACGATTGCTTCTTGACCAGGCATTTCTATTAATTGCATTTCTGGCAATTGTGATATATTCGGGTGTTATTGGTATATATAGATTGGAATCATAATTACCCACATCGTATGCAGTAGTATCGTATGGTATGTATGCACTTTCTGAAAATTGACCCGGTGAGACTAGTGTTGCAACTGGTATTAACTCAATTGCAGTTCCTACACCTTCAACATAGTATTCAACATTATTGAAACTTGCGGGAAATATATCTCCCTGAAATAAAACTTTTAAACCATTGGTGAATACTACTCCATTAGATGCAGTATAATTAGTTTTTCCTAAAATATCAGTTATAACATTAATTTGATTTGTTTTATTATTTTGAATTAAATTAATAATCCCTACTTTGTTAGGAGAAGTACCGTCTTGGTAATACAGTGTGTCAAGTATAGCACTGTTATAAGGAACTAGAGAAATAAAGCCTGCAGTATTTCTATAAAATCTTCTGTTTATCCATTCAGTTCCAAATGAAGGTATTATGTTTTGATTTGTAGGGATAACTCCTGCAGGGGTTAGCTGAATTATAGGGTTATCAATTTCACCTATTAGAGTAATAGTATAAAAATTAGCATTTACTTCGCTATAAAAACCACCTTCATAGTTATTATAATTTGCAGAAGATCCGGGATAGTCAGTTGCTTCATTATATGCAACGCCACCGTCTTGATCGTACAATGTTTGATCGTAAAACTTTTGAACATACCCGGATTCGTTTTCAACTCCTGTGTTATAAAACATAACGGTTAATCCGTCTAATGCAGTTACTCCGTCAATACCCCCAATAGAATTCACTAAAGCACCGTTAACTTCACTAAAAGGTAAAGTAGATACTACTCCAACTGGATTATTGCCGGGAAAATTATATTCATCTAATGCATTTTTTTTCGGTACTGTAAAAGTTACAACACCTTGTTCAGCACCATTATTTGAAACACCATATACATCACGTGTCTGTACGTTTGGTTGGGTTGGACTTAGTCCGGTTACGCCCGGGGCTCCCTGAATCCAAAACTGAGAGTTTTGATTTACAGCAAAAGTATAAGTACCTCCTCGTAACAGAGTTAATGTAGGATTAGCACTAGGTACAGGTTGTGTCTCTGATGAGATGAGATAGTAATTAGGATTGCTTTGAACAATGTAGTTGGCAGTATTGTATACAATACTTGATGAGACAATTACACGTTCAGGACCCGTTGGCAACCAATAATATTGATTAAAATTAATTATCTTATCTAAATCAGTAAATGAATCCCATGAATAAAATTGGCTAGTAAATAATCTACTATTATTTTCAGTTATACCACCCTCAAGATTTAACCCATCAACTATGCCAGGATAACTAATAAAATCATTAGCAGTTGTTTCGTTTTGTTTTAAGAATACAACACCCGGATCTAATTGATAATCTTTTCTAGTCTTATTAGGTTCAGTTACATAATAATCATTAGCATTTACACCGTATCCAAATCTACTACCTACATAACCCTGAATCTGTTTAGTATTGGGTTGTGCTACCAATTGATCAAGCGTTGCTGCTAGAAATTGACTATTGGTTGTGGTTTTAAATATTTCTGGTAAAAAATCTAATGTTCTAATTCTTGTTGCCATCTTTATAATCTCTGTGGTTATATACTACTTATGCTATCTGTAATTCAGCGGGTGTAAGTGCTGCAATGACTATAACATCATTGGCTGTGGCAGCATTTACAAATATTTCGTAAGGAGAACATTTTATTTCATATAAGTCACCAAATGCCATTGTGGGGTCGTTTGGTACTAGTACACAAGAACTAACTAGTTCACCAATAGCATTATGAATGTATGCGCTTAATTCACTGAAGTAAAAAGTATCTCCAAAATTCCAATTATTAATATTAAAATAATTATTCATTTGTGTTAGTACAGCACTGCGAATTTCACTATCACTAGCATTGGTGTTAGAGTTCTTAATAACCTTGATTGTTCCTCTAAGAGCAGCAGCAGCCTTAGCACCAAACAATGGTTTAAATATAACGCTGTTTATGATAACACTATCACTAAGCATTTTAAAATCTTGTACTTGACTATACTGTGTAGTTAGTTCACTGATAGTTGGACGCATAGGGATAGGTACTGTGTTTGTACTATCTTGAATATAATTCTGATATTGAGTGTAATAAGCCTGAGTAACTACATACAAGTCAATGATGTTTGTCGTAGCAGGATCAATACGAGTAGTATTGTTACTGTTGTGACGATACTGAAATTGTAATCCTTGACGACCTGGTTTCATTGAATATTGTGGTTGTGCCACTAAAGTATAGTATGGTGTAGTAACTGTAGGATCCTGTACCGTAATATAGAATACATTATATTTTCCTGCTGCGTTTATTTCATTATACGCATAGAACAGTTGACCCAATGGGTAATCATATTTTACAACTTCAATCTGATTGGTAGTTGCATATTGATAAGAAACTGAGGTACTAGCAATCAATTGCTCACGTGTTAGATTAACTGCATCTTGTAATTGCTCAAAGAACGTATAGATACCGACGTTGGTATTACCTGTTATATACCCGGTTACTTCATTGAAGAAATCAGGATTCTTTACGATTGTTCTGTCATTAACGTCAATACTAGCAACTTCAACTTCAAAGTCATCAATGTAGCCGTCACTTTGTACAGTTTGTCCGACTATACTAGCAGTAACAGCTTCACTTAATGGGTAATTAGAACCTGGTTGTGTATTAGTAGTCAATACCTTTACAAAGTCTTGCAATATTACACCAGAGAAAGGATCATATACAAGTTTGCCGGCTTCATACGTGAATCTAGTATCTGCTACACTGCCAAAATAATATGCTAATGAACGATAGGTAACAGTATATCTGTTATACCCAACACTTTCAAAATTTACAAAATAATTAGCATCATTGTATCTTCCCACTGACCAACGCTTTTGAGCAATGGTTAATGAATTATTGAATATGAGCGAGAAATTTTGTTGCAGTTCTAATTTGATTCTAGCTTCTGATATTACAGAGTTAGGTAGCACATTAGAGAACACCGGTATTACTGTAGTTATTATTGCGCCTGCAGGGACATAACCATTTAATGTTATAGGTCCTGTGCCATTAGCAAATTGACCTGTACCATTATTATATCCATCTCCAACAACATTCAATACAGTAGTCCATATGTAAGTTATATCAGATGGACTAGCTATTCCACTAACTAATCTGTTGTTAGTGTCAAAATAATAACCAGCCGGGGCGATAAATTTTATCGTTGCACCTTTTGTTATATATTTTGCATTGTATGTAGAATAAGTGCCTGTTGGCACAGGAGTTTCTGCACCATTAGTAATATTGTAAAAATAACCGGTTAAACTATTAGCATCTACTGTGCTTGTTTTCCAATATAGTGTGCCATCACCTGACGCAGAATCAATCGTGTACCTAGGGTAATTTTGATTATAATATTGAACAGAACGATTATCCGAAAGTATAGCAGCTAATGTATCGGTTAGAAAGGTGATGATATCGGTTGAGGTGTTAATCACTAATAAAGCATTACCGTCAGTATTGTTTAACCAAATACCACCGTCATTTGAAAAACTATTAGTACTGGAATATTTTCCAGTAGGGTCAAGTAAATCTAAATTTTTACTTACACCAATACTACTGCGATTAATTGCTTTACTCTTAATAATAGAACTATACAATGTATAAGGGAAGTTGTTATAATCTTCACCATTAACCATACGATTTTGAGTATAGTAACGACTTGGGGCACGTTGTTTTATATCAGCTAGTGATTCACGTACTTGTGCATTTGTTACTGGAGTTTGCAATCCCAAACCAAGTGTGAGTGTTTCAATGCGACCTACTCTACTTACGTAAGATATTGAAATAGAAATACCTTGCATTTCGTTTGGATCGATTGTGTAAGTTAATGCATTGCCTGCACGTACATATGCTCTGAAGTTGCCTACAGGAATATTACTGAATACACCATCACCAAACACATAACTTACCTGGTCATTAAATCTGCTGTTGACAGAGAATATATTCTTAACACTAGACTCAGTTTGTAAATATGCATCTGCATAAACATTGTCTACTTTTTTCCATATACCAAATGAACCATTAGCTTGACTTATTTGATATAACCAAGTGTCTGTGTTGTTGATACCTTGAATATCAATATCAACAACTTGATTAGCTATTTTTTGTTGCAATGTAAAATCAAAATTCTGTAATGTTCCTTGTTTAAAGTAAAAGAAGAATCCTGTATTTGGGCTGCCGTAACCTAATTTGTCATTACGATATAGCATATTAAATTTATTTGTGGGCGCAGGGGGGATTTCATAAACATAATCTTCTCCCACTGTTGTGACACTGCACAACTCAAAGTTCATGTTTAGTCCACCTATAATAGATGTAAATGGTATTGCAGGCAAACTAGCTGCGGGTATTTGCATGGTGTATTCTTCTGTTTTCACACCAAGAATTTGTGCAGTATTACCCGGAGTTCCTATTCGTTGAGTATTAATCAATGTGGCATTAATAATGGTATTGAACTGATCTAGCCAATTTGAGTTTGCAGGATCATTCCAAAGTACAGGAATATTACTTAAATTAAAACCGTTAAGGTCAGTCAAATTCTGAGTAGTTCTAACGCTAGTTACTTTTAAATAACCCTGCCCTGCTAAGTTTCGCTTAGGAGTATAGCTTACTAAATTAGCTAATTTGATAACGCTGTCTCTACGTTCAGCAGTATCAATAAAGTTTTCACGGGTATTTAAGTCGTTACGAAATGCAAGACCCTGACCCATAAAGGCCATTACGTCTAATAGTGCAATAAATTCTGAACTTTCAATATAGTCATTGTATGTTTCAGGATAATACACACGCAAATAATCAATGAAACTTTTACGTAATGTTTCATAATCATAGCTGCGGAAATCTGCTTCACGGAAAGTTTGGTAAATGGCTTTCCAGTCATTTACTCCAAATAATGCTGATTGTCTAGATGAGGTTGCCATAGTTGTTCTCTTTTAAGTATTTATCATACCTGAGAACACGGTTTTTTAAGGATTACTGCAAAACTGCAATATTAGTAGAACTATTAAAGAATACGTTTAATAATAGTGCTTGATTGAAGGGAGCAACAGCCATCTCTACTTCAAGCAATATTCCAAGTTCTTGCGGGTATGCTCTTATTGAATTTAATATCAATCTAGGGTCTAAATTAGCGATTCTACGTATTTCATTTTCTATTTGAAACTGTACGTCTGCGGTGTTTGGTTCAAATATGAATGACCACAATGTAGTTCCATATTCGGGTTTACCGACTTTTTCACCCTGTCTAATGTTTAATGAATTAACAAAATCTCGTAGTACTAACGGGACATCTACTAGTCTAAATTTATTTCCAAGCTGAACTGGTTGGGTAGTTGAACCCACTCCACCGCTAGTACCTGTAGGTAAATTAGTAGACCTAGGTACATTTGTGTTTATAGTGCTGAATCCGATATATGAGGGCATGACGTATTTATGCTGACACAGTAGTTGAGCTTGGCGGTGGTTTACCGGTAGTTAATGTGTATAGTTTATTTCGTGCAGTTAGTAACTTTTTATCTAATTCGTCTAGATTGTTTTTAGCTGTTGCAACTGCTTGTTCTAGTGTAGATATAGCAGGATCACCCTGTGGTAAATCTTGTTTAGCTGTGCTAAGTGCATATCTCGCATTTGCTACAGCCCTAGATAAATCAAAACGAGAATCAGCTAATGTTGCAATTTCTTTTGAAGTTGCATCATATGTATCAATTTCAGCTTGTGATAGGTCGCGACTGGGATTAGCAACAAGTCCTGAGAAGTTTGGTCTTGGTATCTTTGGATCACCTAATAATGAGTTAATCTGTGAAGTAATTTCACTTCTATCTACAGTATTTGTGGCAACAGTTGGTAACTTTATTGATACCGGGCCAGCTGCACTTAATGCACTAATATTAGATTGCAACTGTGCCGATGCACCAGCTGGTAAGCCAGCTGATACTAGGGCTGTTAAACTTTCTTGTCCACCTGCTATTTTATCTGATAATGCGCTTAGTGAACTTGGTATACTTGGAATAGCTGAACCAGTAAGACTTGCTAGACTTGGTAGTCTACCGGCTGACGCACTTACTAGACTGCTAGCTGCACTTGTTGCTGATGAAATTCCATTAACTGCAGCCGCAGATGCATTTGACGCAACGCCAGATACACCTGCTAGTGAAGGTAACTTATTAACAGCGCCACTAGCAGAATTTACAAGTGAAGAAACAGCTCCGGCTCCTCCGGGTAGTGCATTTACTCCACTAGCAATTGAATTGGTAATTGATGATGGAGAGATTACTATAGCCCCTGCAGTGGTTGCCGGTGTACCTGCCGCAACGCCAACAGAAGATGCTATTGCAGCAGCACCCGATGCAACACCGGCTGTTGCCGCCGTAACACTTGCTGCTGCATCTGCTATGATTGGTGTTGCGGCTGCTGCCTCAGTCTTGGCTTGAGCTTCTGCATTGCTTTTGGCAATCGCTTTTAAATCTTGAGGAACACCGGGTTTAAATGCTTTAAATGACGCTGTAATTGCTGAGAATGCTGAACCAGCAATTCCTTTTGCAGCATCAATTACTCCGCTCAAGCCTTCGCTTGCTGATTTGCTTAGCCCACTCAGTGACAACGCTATTGAACTTAATCCACCCGTTGCGTTTGTTGCTAAATTAGCAGCAGATTTTCCGCCGGCAATTGCATTAGATACTGCACTTGGTACTCCACCTGCTGCTGCTGCCGCTAATGTACTAGTAACACCCGTAATATTATTAGTAGATGCTGCGTTCTTCACAAAGTCTGTTGTAGAACTTAGGCCCACTTGTGAAACAGAATTTACTAAACCAGCAACTACTGCAGGTGATTCATTACCAGTAATAAGTCCTGATTGTTGTAATGAAGTTTGTGCTTGTTGGAAGTTTTGAACCTGTGCTGACACTTGAGCAGGTATGTTTTGAGTAAAAGCTGCAAGTGTTTCTGCACCGGGTTTCCCTGTAAACAAATTATCAGTCATTGCAGCTTTTACAGTTGAACCTGATTGTACTAACCCAGTAACTAGTGCGGCTGAACCGGTTTTTAGTACGCCGGCAGTTTCCATTTGTTGTGGTGTCATTGCTAATTTACCTACCGCTGCGTTTACTTGCCCAGTTGCATCAGTAATAACTCCCGATCCACTTGTAACCACCTCTGGATTTGCAGCCGCTGCTTGAGTGGCTACTCCACTGACCATAGAACCAGTTACGTTTTTGTCTAATGCTTTACTTGTAGCTTCAGTAACAGGTACCGTTGATGCGTTTGCTGTACTAGTAGGGTTAGTTGGTGTAGCTGGCGTACTGTTATTTGTAGCAGCAACAGCCGGTGGAGGAGGTGTTGGCAATTCTGAACTTGCATTGTTGCTAACTTTGACATCAACTCCTTGGTTGGCATTTGCCCAAGGTGCATGAGCCGGTGCTCGGCTCACAATAGATAATAATTTGCCTGGTGCTGCTGCATATCCCTTCACTGGATCTGACAATGTATCGGCGTGTGCTACAAGAGGTATCAATGGAGTGAATGCTGGTGTGACTGATGTAGACCCAGTATTAAGATTTACTTTTTTACCATTAATATACATGATGCCCTCGCTAGCGTAAGAACCTTCGCCAGCTGCTGCCATACTCATGGCACCGGTAACTTTAACAGTATATTTACCTATTGTGTATCCACTAAAATTTCCACCTGCTCTCCAAGCTATATTATTTTCAGCATTTATGTTTATGTTATCTGCTGCAATGTTTAAATCTTTTTTAGCATTTATATTGATATTATTATCAGCATGTAAGTTCAAATCACCCTGAGTTCTAATGTTAACACTGTTGGTTGAGTACATATCAATAGTACCCTCTTTACCCAACTCTATCCAACTTTGTCCATTACTATGAATTATATGCAGACACTGACCATCATCACTCATCAGTATTTGATGACCCAATGCAGTTCTAAGTCGTATCAACTGATCTTTACCCAATACAGTGCCGTCATCCATTACGATGCTGTGTCCACCTCTACGAGCAATAACAGCTAGTGTTTCTTTTTCTCCCTTAATACCCTTTGATATAATATCATCATCATTATATCCACCTTGAAAAATAGGTCTTCCTGGAGTACTAACTCCCCAACCAACACGTGATGGACTTTCACGTAATGCGCTACTTGATACTGGTCCTCTAATAGGATCTCTAATCAACCCTTGCTGAGTATAAATGCTTGCAGAAAAACTATGTACAGGTTTAGCTTTATTTAAAAAATCTGCACTATTGGTAATTGCCGGATTATTTGTGTTTAAATTAGTTGTGGGTAGTTTAGTAGAGCCACCTAAACTTTTTGCTTCACCCTCATTCAGTGTAACATTTTCTGATGATCCTATTGCAGGGACCATTTGTAACACTTCTGGTTTGGGAACTCCGCCTATGTAATAACCATAACTCATATCACCGTTGATGAATATACAAATTACTATGCTACCTATGTCAGGTGGACTATACCACATACCGTAAGAACTCGGATTTTCTGTATAACTTCCATAAGTATCTTTACCTCCGCTAGCCTCAGTGTTGCCAAAAAACGGAACCATCATGCCCACTGTAGTCCAACTGGAACTATCATCTGGGTCAGGTGCACCAAAGTCTGAAATATAAACTTGTAATCTACCTGAACGAACAGCGTCAATGTTATTCTTTACTACCCCCAGTACCGGTACTGAACGTATTACGCCGCCGCCGGCATCGGGTTTACTTTCTTTGGTTGCACCAATTGGTTTAAAATAATTTTGTGGCATGATTAATAAATTCCCCCAGTAGAATTGTATCCACCGTCATCATCTTGTACTCTACCAGTTTTAGTAGGTACAGTTTTCGTTTGATTTTGAGAATATTTTAAGTTGGGAGAATTAAAAGCAACTACTCCATCAATTGTATCCTCCGGAGCAGTATAAGGAGTATTTTGAGTAAAGCCAGTTTCAGCCTTTGCCAAAAGGGAGTTTGCAGCCTTTAATCTATTTATTTCAGCTTGACTTTGAAATTGATCTGCAACCAATCCAGTTGGACTAGCAGTTGGACTAGCAGCTGGTCTACCGGCATCAGTCTTAGTTTCATCAGTTTTTGACAAATCACTTTGAGTCAAATCTAACTCTTGTTCAAATTTTCCACCTTGAAATGTGCTACGTGCAACTTTAACCAGATAGCTTATACCGCCTCCTCGCTTGGCTATTTGTGCCTGTATATCATCGGAGTATTTATAAAATAATATTGAATCATTAATACTCATCAAACCGGTAGAGTTTTTATAATCTTGTGGTTCTTTGAAATTGATTTCTATAAAAACCTGTCCTCCGTTTGGATTTACTGTATACCCGTCAGGTCCATAAAATCTATTATATACCTCTCGTACACTGCTTGCTGAAGTAGTCATTAGAAAATCAGGATCTCCTAAAATTTTTATTTTACCTTCGGCATATGCACCGGGCTCAAACAGACTAGTCAAATATGAGTTTTGTGATTGTTTTCCATCACCTTGTGCACCTGTTTTGGATTGATTTTGTTCTTTATTAGCCTTAGTAGGTATTTGTTGGCTTCCAACATGTGATTGTTCATTTATAGAAGGAGATATTGCAACGTTAAAGTATGCTTGGTCAAAAGTTAGTTGAAAACTCAACACCTCACTATTTTTTCCAGTAAATGTGTATTCATATCGCTTGAACGGTCCATAGTATGGAGGAGTTTTTTTAATGTAAGGACTAGTGACTACTGGTGTTGAGTAGGGTTGAAAGACATAATTGATTTCATATGCAAAATCACTTTGTTTTTCATCCCAACCTAAATTTGTTATTTCGGGTGTTACATTATACCAAGATATATTATTCTTTCCTGCAGTAGGTACCTCACCTTCAGATTCGTCATTTGATTTATAAATTACAGTCAACGCATTTTCTAAAAAAGCACTTTGTGTTATAACTTGCTGTATAGCTTGCAATATTGGAGTACCGCGCATAATAGTAATTTGTCTTTCATTTGGCACGGGTTTGGCAGATTCTTCTGTTATTATATTTGATTCTGCTGTATTTGCAGCATTATTCATTTTCCATTTTAATTTATCTAAATCAGCCTCGCTAACAATACTAGCTTGTCCTATCGTTTGATCAGTGTCTCCTAAGTAAGTAACTTTATACCTATTGGGTTTTTGAATCTTACCTTCATTAAATAACTTTATTTGGTCGTTATTGAGTTTGGTAAACATACCTATTTTACCATCAGAGTTGCCCATAAATGCATCATCAACTGTGCCACCTATCATGGTTACACCGTTATCTAATATACCATTTTTAGTACCAAGTACTTCGCTTATTATTGGGGGGACGGCTGTACAATGATAAACCACGGCTTTCCCATCTAGTTTAAATTTAAGATCTTGTATTTTAATATCATAGAACCGTTGATAAACTCCATTAGCATTACCAGCTGGATCACCGTTATATCCTATTTCATCCTTAGAACTTATTAAGTTGCCATCTTTGTCGTATCCTTGAAATCTGATACCTAATATAAAAAATTGTCTTTGTGGATTTTCTACTTTGTTTGAGTTTGAAGGAGTTGTATTTGATCCGGCTGTTGGCGCGGGTGTTCCTTGGCTAGCTAATAAATCATCCCGTGCATTTTGACCGGTAACCGGCGTTCCTTGGCTAGCTAATAAATCATCCCGTGCATTTTGACCGGTGGCTGAAGAAACCGAGCTAGCTGAAGAAGTCGGACTAGCCGAAGCTGTTGAACCAGCATTAAGAGCATCTAATGCTTTTTTTAAATTTGATAAAAAAGAGAATCCATATGGTTCAATAATATCAAAAGTTATTTCTTCAATGCCAGTTGATGTTTGAGTTGTTTTACCACTGATATTTGAGAGAATTTTTAAATTATCTATATAATAATCTAACTCAAAACCAGAGGCACGTTTAGAAGTAGAATTATTAATACCACCACTTTGTGCAACCAAAAAAACGCCTTTATTTGGATCAGCGGGTGTTTGAAAAGATGTAATATCTTTTCTACCTGATAATATAAAGTCATTATAAGCAGTAGGTGTTATCATGTATAATGATATTTGATACGTATAATTGCTAAAGTTTCCTAGGGGATTTTGTAGTCGCTTGCCGGGTGCAGAGTTGGAAGTAGGACCGGGGCGGGCAGCGGCTGTGGTTGGAGTTGCTAGCGCCTCTATTCTAGCTTGACCAAGCTGCGACGGGTCAAGAAATTGATTTGGTGGATTTTGTTTATCATCATTCGCCCCGCCGGAAGCTATATATACTTCATCGTGAATTGCCATTTAAATTCCCAATACTTGTTTTAATGCATCTAACTTGGGCAAGTAGATACCAACGCCTTCAATGAAATCAAAATATGGATCTTTTAATCTATTTGGATTTCTACTTGCAAAAACCCACCACAATCTACTATCACTATATAAATCATATGCCAATGTGTCAGGTCTAAATGCATATACTGAAGTTATTTGCCAGTATATATCAGAGGGTTCAAGTGGTATTTGTCTATTGATCATAACGTCTAAAAAGGTGTTATTGACTATTCCAGTATTATAATAGGGGCTACTTGCTGGATATAAATTATTAGCTGCCATTACCAAATTCCTCCACCGGCACGTTGAGTGCCTCTTAATAATGCACCAGTGGCATATTCTTTTAAACTAAACTTATTACTAATGTCATTTCGGGTAACAATCGGTGCTGCTGTTATTGTTATACTTATTTTAGTAGGAACATATGTTGGGGTTTTACCAGCAGTAGTGGTTGCAAACACCGGCGGTGCTGCAATTGCACCAGGTCCAATTCCATTGTTGCCGCTCATTCGTTGCACACTAGCGTTCCCTCCCGGCTTTAGTTTTGCTACACCCGATTCTTGACTAGCTCCTGCTAGTGAGCTTGAGCCGCCGGCTCGTATGTAGTCTACGTCAGTGGGTAGTGCATATGTAAATCCAGTTATTGCTAGTGGATGTGCATCAAATTGAAATGCACCTAAACCACTTAGATAACACAACGGAGGAGGGGTACCGGGTTTAGGTCCAGGATCTTGTCCATAGAACATTTTGGTAACTGATCTGAAAAAGTGAATTACTGCTAATAAGTAATTTGCCTCAAAAGTATCCTGTGCAGTAAAGTCGCACGTGATAGTTACTGTGTCAACTGCACTTCCCCTATAGGTAAAATATTTATAGTTATTATGAGTCAATTCTGTGGGGTCATAATTTGCAATATAGTTAACTGATACTGCTGGTGTATAAGGAAAAATTACTCCATCGGTTGCTACTAATGGTTCTAATATACCCGGTGGTGTAGCTCTATACAAATAAGTAGCTCCGGGAGATAAACTTAATCTTACACGCCAATCTTCTTTGGCTGCAAAAGCGGAGATATCCTGTTGAGTTGCTTGTGAGTTAGTATTTTCTTTTGCTTTTGTTAGACCGTAGTTTGTGGCGTTTTCTAATTCTATTTTCCCTGTATCATTGAGCAGTTGTTGGGCAGTAGACACCGCAGGTTCATCAGGAAGTTTTTTATCTTGTGCAGCTTGGTCTGTTGTTGCAGCAATTTGTGCTAAATTAGGTTCATCAGGAAGTTTTTTATCTTGTGCAGCTTGGTCTGTTGTTGCAGCAATTTGTGCTAAATTAGGTTCTTCGGGAAGTTTTTTATCTTGTGCGGCTTGATCTGTTGTTGCAGCAATTTGTGCTAAATTAGGTGCTGTAGCCGCTGGTGCAGGATTTTCTACGGTGGGTAGAGGGGCATCTTCGGTAATAGCTGCCGGTACAGGGGTAACCGGGCCAGCTGGTTGGTCTATTGATGTTTGTTCTGCTTGTGTATTGGCTGCAACTTTTTGGTTTGCTTCAGTTAGCGATGCCTGTGTAGTTTGTACAGTTTGAGCCGCATTATTTACTTGACTATTTGCTACTATTTGCTGATTAGCTAAGGCAGCGGTGTTTGCATTTAACGCTGCAATTTGAGCCGGTGATGCTCCTGTTGCATATGCATTAGCCAATGCTTGCTGAGAAGTATTAAAGTTTCTGGCTGCAGCGGCAGCATTAGCAGTAGCTTGAACTAGTGCTTTCTTTGCTACCACTAACGCAGCAGATTGTTCTGCTGCGACTTTAGCCCATATTTCTGCCGTACTAACTGCGGTTGTCATATTAATCTTATCCTTATATGTATTTAGCATTTCAAAATATCAACATTTGAAATAAAATATTTAGATAAATAAAAAGCATCTTTTTTACCTTTTCTGCAAAAAACTGTTGCTTTTCTGCAACCAGTATGCTATAATATTCATTAACATAAGTATATACAGGAGAACCATGTCACTACTTCCCGCACCACGCAAACCCGTAAATTATCTTAATAACAAAGATATTTTAAAAGAAATACACGAAAGTAAAACCGCATATTGCTATTTTACAAAACCCGAATATCATCGGTATGACTTTATAGTAGACATGCCCCAATCTACACTAGAAGAAAGTTTTGAATATACTTTTAAACCAGAAACTATTCAGCAGGCCAGAGAAACAAGAGCCACACGCTTGAGTTTAGAAGCAGGGGTAAAAGATTCAGTTGACCCATTATCTATTCCAATTACTGATTTAGTTTTTAGAATTATGACTTGGGAACATGTTCCGGTAGCAGCAAAAGTTCCTCGCAAAACTGTCAAAAAGAAAACAGCAAAAGAAATATTTGAATTTGAAGAAATCGATCCTGATGAGATTTTTGCTGATTTAGAAGACGTAACCACAAAAGCAGAAGTTGACGACATGGTTCATGTCAAAGTTAATTTTCCCCCATTCCAACATTATAAAATTGACATGAACAATACAATATATTGTGTGGGAAAAAGTCATTGGAACGGTGACTTAGATACAGGAACATTCAGCAAAGACCACGGTCAAATTACAAATAAACTAGCCCGCATGTATATTATGATGTGTGAAAAATATTCCATGAAATATAACTGGCGAGGTTACACTTACCGTGACGAAATGCAAAACAGTGCTATTCTTCAATTAACCTATGTAGGGTTAAGATTCAATGAGGTAAAGTCTGCTAACCCATTCGCTTACTACACTGCTGCTATCACAAATAGTTTTTGCCGAGTATTGAATACCGAAAAGCGTAGCCAAAATATACGTGATGATATTTTAGAAATTAATGGGCTAAATCCAAGTTGGTCTCGTCAAGGTTCCGGTGGCGTGTCAGTCACATACGAAGAATAATTAATATTTTAACCCTAAATGATAAATAAGTATATCATTCATTTAGGGCTATAAAATGTTCATTTACAAAATCACTGTTGTTCCTTTAGGGGA